GTATCACTTGGGCTAACAGCCAATACAAATCTTAAAATTGGTCAAGGTTTATATAAGTATGTAAGAAACAACACTGGATTTCTAATTCCAAAGGGTAAAGTTGTATATGTAAATGGACATCATGCCAGTACGCAATTAACTATTGATTTGGCTAATGCAACAACTGAAGCTACTAGTGCTGATGTAATTGGAGTAACAGCAGAAGATATCGCAGATACTACAAGTGGTTTTGTACAAACCTTTGGTTATTTAACAGGATTTCCAACAAATACCGCAGAAATTCCTACAGGACAAGAAGGTAAAGCACTCTATCTTTCTGCTACTACATCAGGGGATATGCGTATTGGACTACCTACTCAACCACTACATGGAGTTAGAGTTGGTTTCTTAGTTCAGCGAGCTGGTCCTGGTTCTGGTGCTATGTTTATCAATGTTCAAAACTACCAAGAAATAGAAGAATTATCAGATGTCGAGATTACCAGCATTGCTAATAACGATGTACTACAATGGGATAACACCGATCTCCGTTGGGAAAACAGATCTTTATCTGCTGCTGGTATAATGCCAGATCCAACAAACGCAACAAATCCTGTCTACTTTGTTGAAGACTTTTTGCAAGCTGGTACAGAAACAGGCGAAGTTGGTCTTTACAACTGGAACTTAGCAAACGGTCAAGTTACTGCTGTTAACTCAGAACTTAACCACCCTGGTGTTTGTCGCTATCGTTGTAGTGGTACGGCTAATACCGTTAGTTGGCTATCTACTTCCAATACTAACAACAACACAACAGCTCAATTTCATATTGATGATGTACAAGAATTTACTATTGTTTTTAAAGATGTTCAAACAGATTTAGATACATATAGAACATATGGTTTACTTGCAGACGCTACAAATACAGCAGGACAACCAAACGGAATTTATTTACAAAAAGGAATTCTTGGTGCTTCCGCTGGTAGTTGGAGTTTTGTTTGTCAAAGAAACACAGTATCACGAACTTCGGTAACTTGGCAAACACAAGATACCAGTTGGCACAAAATAAGAGTTGTTATTACAGCATCTCAAGTAGACTTCTATGCTGATGGAGCAACCAGTCCAACAGCAAGCATTACAACAAACATCCCAACAAGCACAACACTTGCTCCATTTATTATTTTGACTCCAACAGGAACAAGTCTTGTTCGTACTGTAGATTTTGATTTCTTCTCTTATAAACTAAGAGGAATAACTAGATAAAGGAATTAACATGGCAAAAAAATTAAAACCACTAACTAAAAAAATTACAAAAAAATCAGAAACAAAAAGCAAAAATAAAAAGTCTTGCAACTGTGGTTGCAAACACTAAGGATTATAAATGCCTAAAGACGCTTGCTACAAAAAAGTAATGAAGGCTTACAAAGGAAAGAACAGTGCGTATGCATCTGGTGCTATGGTTAAGTGTAGAAAAGTAGGTGTAGCTAAGTGGGGAAGTAAAACAAAAAAAGCAGGTAAGAAATAATGGCGGACTTTTCATTAGAAAAGAAATACGGTTTACATGGTTGGTTCAAAAGAAATAAAGGTAAAGGCTGGGTAAACTGCAAGACTGGCGGTCCATGCGGTCGTAAATCAGCTTCGTCTGGTGGTTCTTATCCTGCTTGTAGACCAACTATGGCACAATGTACAAGCAAAGGTATCAAAGCAAAGAAAAGTTCTAAACCCGTATCTTGGTCTTCATCTAAAAAGAAGAAAAAATAAAACACTTACGGATCTACTAAAACACTTATAAATTCATTGTCAGGTTTTAAAACACTTACAGAAAGGACAGTTTATGCTATTAGCTAGTATTGAGTCATTCTTGGGTTCACTTTGGTTCGCTGCTCTTCTTGGTGTAATCGGCTATGTAGCTGGTCACATCTTCCCAATTAATAAATTATTTAAGAAGTAAGCAATGAACAAGGTCGAACTCCTTAATCAACTACTTATCTCAAAGTTAATTGAGGATCTTAACGACCCTAATAAATGCACCCCAGGTTTATATCAAGCAGCTCGGGGCATTGTTAACGATAATAGAGATAAGTTGGATGAAATTCCTACAGATTCGCTTGATAGTTTAGAATCAAGACTGATTTCTAAAGCACCCTTTAAGTTAAAGTAACCTTATTGCCCTATACCTACATAGTCACTGGGTATAGGTACGCTGGCCGCTCATGCCTTAACGGGCATGGGGTGGGTAACTCCCACAGGCCGCCTCATTACTGGGCATTCATGCGCCAGTATTTCGCTACACCCGTTCAGAGCGAAGGCTCTGGGCGGGCTTTACAGCCCATTACAGCCGTTTCTCCACTTCGCCCCACCATCCGTAGGGGTCGGGAACGGAACGCCTCTAATGGGATTCTAGGAGGATTTTTATGAAAGTTCCAAATGAGATGTTAGATGATTTTAGAAACCATGTATGGGCTAGTTTTAAGTATCTTGGATTAGGAGAACCATCTTTAATCCAGTATGCTATTGCCGATAAGATGCAAAATGGTCCATTAGACTTTCAACTACAAGCAGGAAGAGGAAAGGGAAAGTCTACAATCGCTGCTGTTTATGCCAGTTGGCTATTACTAAAAGATCCAGATACTACGATCATGGTTCTTTCTGCGACTGCAGATAAAGCAATTAAGTTTATTGCTCAAGTAAGGCAGATTGTAGAATTGGTTCCGTATATGCAACATCTAAAACCAAAGGAGTTTGATAAAGATAATGCTTTTGGTTTTAAGGTTGGTTGTAGAACAAGAGAAGGACAGGATCTTTCTTGCTATGCCAAGGGTATCTCTGGTCAGATAACTGGTAGCCACGCTGACCATATAATTGCAGACGATGTTGAAATCGAAGAAAACTCAGATACACCATATGCAAGAGAAAAACTATTAGAAAAACTAGCAGAACTAGAGCAAATTAGAAACCCCATTAAAGATGGGACTATAAGAATACTTGGTACATTCCAATCTACTGATAGTATATACCTAAAGTTACCTTATCCTATCATTAAGTTTCCTGCGGTTAAACCAGACTTAAATAACCCCACAGAAACTATAGATGTAGATTCATATGTATTAAATTTAGATATAGATGAAGGAGAAACCACGGAACCAGAACGATTTAGTAATGAAGTCTTAGAACAAAGAAAAGCAAAGATTGGTCCTAAGTTATTTTCATTACACTATAAATTAGATCCTACTTTGTCAGATAGAGGAAAGTATCCTTTAAAGTTAGAGGATCTTGTTGTTATGGATGTATCTCCAGATATCTTTCCAGAAAAGGTTGTTTGGGGTAAAGCATACCCAAGTAAAGAAATAGCAAGCTTTGGAATTACTGGAGATCTAATTTATAACCCACAATGGGTATCTGATAAGTATACAGAGTATGTAAATACCGTTATGTTTGTAGACCCCAGTGGTCGAGGAACAGACGAAACAGCAATATGTATTGCATCCTTCGTAAATGGTTATGTTGTTATTCACGAACTTCTTGGTATTGACGGTGGTTATGATAACCTAGCCTTGAAGAAAATCGCACAACTCGCTTATAAGTATTCTCTTACAGAGATACAAGTTGAGTCCAACTTCGGAGATGCAATGTATGCAAACTTACTTAGACCTGTGGTTTCAGAGATGTGTGGTCAAGTCGCTATCGAAGACTTCAGAGTTAAGGGAGCAAAAGAAGAAAGAATTATTAGAACCCTTGAGCCAATTATGTCTCAGCACAGACTTGTGTTTGACAAAAAAGCTGTTAAAGATGAAACAAATCAAAGACAAATTACAAGAATCACAGAAAAAAGAGGATCGCTAAAACACGATGACCGCGTAGATATTCTTGCTAGTGCAGTTCACCATTGGGAATCAGCTCTAGCTATATCTCCAGATCAACAAATTATTAAGAACCAACAAAAAGAAACAAAAGAAACAATCAAAGATTGGTTAAGTAATAAAAGAGTTCTTGGTTTACTTGGTGACAAGGTATCTGGAGCGGTTTTGGTTAACGACCAACCACTAAAAAAACCACATATAAATTTAAAAGATAGATTTAAACGGAGGCTTAGATAATGCCAGCATTAGTTCTCGGCGGTCTTGCGTTAGCACAGGGTATTTTCTCTGGTATTATGGGATCAAGCCAAGCAGAAGCCCAAGCTATCGCACAACAACTACAAGCACAAAATGCAAACTTCCAAAATAAGTGGAAGAGCGATGCAGAAAATAGAAACATGCTTCGACAATTAGAAGCACAAGAAAGAGCTAATATTCAAATTGAAAAGTTAGCAACACAAGAAAGAGCATCAAATGAGTTTGCCGCAAAACAAAGTTACTTAAACAGCCGTTCTGTTTTATCAAAACAAACGCAACAAACAAATGATATGTTTCTTAGTGGTGTCTCTTCTAGAAATATTTCTTCTGATTCGGCAAGCGTAAAAGCCTTGCTAAGACAGAACACACAAACAGCACAGAACAACATGAGCATGATTAGAACAAACTATGGTTCAGCCATGCAAGACATTGAAGCAAATTACAAGAATAGACTAGCCCAAAGAAACAATGGTTTTGTTTCACAAAGAGCTTTTATTCCTCAAGCAGAAATGTCAGTAGATTCTTCATCATCAGCTTTAATGAGTGGTATTGCTAGTGGTGTATTTGGTGCAGCCAGTGCGGGTTTTGCTGCTCAGTTGGAATACGGTGGTCAAGGTAGAGGATTAGAAGGATTGATAGGTAAACCTATCTTCTAAGGATATACTTATGAATAAACTAGAACAACTATATCAAATCGCCACAAATAACAATAAACAACAAACCACCATACACAATCAATTACTAGAAAGAAACTCCAAAGAAAATTTAGCTAAAGCACAAAAAGAAATTGGATTAGCTAAGATGTCAAGTAAAGATCCATATGAAGTTTTTACTAAGTGGTTTGATTCAACTCAAAAATATGTAGACGATATAAATAGAAATCAATATTGGTCTACTGCTATGGGTTTATTTCCTGGTTCTCAAGAACAAGCAAAATCTTTTTTAAAAGCACATATTGATTCTCAAACAAAAGGTGATTCATATCAAGAAGAAGTTGCTTTAAGAAACCTTAGTACAAAGATTCCTGATTGGGCTGTTTCCGAAGTAAAACCAAGAATAGATTTCTTACAGTCTCAGAATGCAAATCAAAACCTAATGAAAGCTGTTAATCTATACAAGAAAAACTTGACACAAAGATTACTGGTATTAACACAGAATCCTTTAGATCTAGATGTTCCAGAAGAAGAGCATGTTAAAGACTTCTTAAAGTTAGAAGGATTAAACCTACTAGATGTAGCAAGAGTTGAAAACGGTAGATTAATTACAGCAAACGATAAAGGAACTATTATTCCCGCGTTTCAACTAGAAGATAGAAAACAAGTTCTAAAAAAAGATACAAATGGTACACCCATTCCATCTGAAATGGATCTTATTTATAGGGTAGCTCCAGATTTAATCAAAGAAGCAGTAAAGAATAATATACAAAAGAACAAAGAAATTGTAAATCTAGGTAATAAAGCAGCTTCTGCTGCCGCAATGAAAATGTTAGAATCTGGGGATTTATCTTTACCAGACTGGGGCGAAGCCTTTTCTATTACAAGTGGACTTGAACCAGATATGGTTATGGGTGCAGCAATTAAAGGTTCCGCGAAAAAGAATCCATATAAGTCTGTTTCTGATATTGTTGCCGAAACAATGCAGATAGATAGAACATACCCAGACTTAATGTCTGAAATAAACTTAAGGAGAAATAATGTCTCAGTTTCCAAACCAAAATGAACTGATTGAATACAGAGGCAGACAACAGTTTGAACAGCCACTACAGCCATCTGTTTATCAAGAACAGATGCCTATTCTTCCTACACCAAGTTTTAGAATTGGCTATAGTGGAATTAATTTAGCAGAGATTGGAATGATGGCTGCAAAGGCTGGCTCTAGTATTGCAGAAAATCTATATGCTTATGATGTAAAAAAGAAACAACAAGCTTTAGAAAGTATCTTTTCAGAAACAAACGATACATTAGAAAATCAATATAGACAAGGAGCAAGCAAAGAAGAAGTAGAAGCAACAAGAACACAAGCAAACGCTAAGATTAAAACAGCTTTAGGATTTGATCCTGAAGATCAAAATTTAAAAGAAAATGATTTTGGTGTGCAGTATGGAAATCTTTTAGTTGCTTCTAGAAAAGGTTTATCTTCATTAGGTGCTAAGAATGCACAATATACAGAAAACAAAAGAGCAAGCGATTATGTTAACAATGCTGTTGTTGCTGCGTTGCAAGTAGACGAAACTTTTGCACAAAACCCTAATGCACCAATTGAAACATATGATGTTGGTATTGAATCTATTAGAAGAATGCTTGGTTCTATTTTAGGACCAAATACAGAAGTAAATAGTTCTTCTATTCTAGCAATTCAAAATGTAGCCGACAAAGAATCTGCATTAAAGGCTTATGGTATTCTAGTTAAACTACAAGAAGCAAAAGCAAAATCACTAGTAGACCAAGAAAAAGCAAAAGCAGAGTTTGGAAAAGACCAATTTGAATTAGAACAAGAAAATAGAAAAACACAAAACGAAAGATTAAGAGACACACTTACATCCTATAGCGCAAAAGCAAAAGGTTTAAAAGAACAAATTGCTTTCTTTACAAACATCCCTATAGATGAAAGAACAGATGAGCAAAGCGCACAACTTAGTGGACTTATTACACAGTATTTACAACTACAAGAAGATGTACAAAACGAAACCGCAGCTTTTGCTTATTCAAGATACAACGATGAGTCTACATATCCAGTCAATCTTTCTGATATTCTACGAGAAAGAAGCGGTGGTCAAGAAGTTCCACTAGCTGTTGATACAGAAAGTCCATATAGGGGTTCTTATAGTTATGATAGTGAGTTCTTTGACCGTATTGTAATTGGAGATGCTGCTGTAGATACCCCACCTGTTCGCACAGCTTACGGTACTTTCTTAGATGAAATGCGTGGGGTTGAAGAAAGCATTGGTCGTGTAAGATTAGATATGGTTAAAAAAGCAAAAGAAGAAGCAAAGAAAGCCATATCTGATAGATGGAAAGGTATCTCTGGTGAACTAGATGTTAGAATAGCAGAATCAGATACCAATGGAACTTTAGATAGAGATAGATCTGAGTTTTTAACTAGACTTAATACTTTCAACTCAACAACAATAGATACATTAATGGGTTATCTTGGTTCAAATCGAATTCAAGAAATCTATAATACTCAGTTTAAAATAGGTACAAAACTTACATTAGCTGATGGAACAGAACATACTGTTGGTACTTATGAAGAAGAATCTAAAAAAGGTTTTCCTTCTTTAAAGATGCTATTGGATCTTAATACGCCACCAGAACAAGAAGCAATTATAGGTGGATTGTTTCAAGGAAACAGCGCAGCTTATGATTCTTGGAAAGACGCTAGTTTAGAGTTTAAAAGAATTCAAGCTAAAATCTTTAAAGCAGATAGTCCAGAAGCTGGTCGAAATGCAGCAAGAAAAAAGCAACAAGAAATATCAGAAGCTGTTTCGGTATTGCTTGGAACAAAAGCAAACGATCAAATAACGCCAGCCACATTCACAGAAGCTAGTAATTTTATGTTATCTAGACAACTTGGTAAGTCTGTTGATTTAGGTGATTTTGCTTCCGTAAAACAAGCAGGATTAGAAGCAAGTAAAAATAATAACGAAGCAGCTATTCCAGTTGATGTTATGTTACCTTCTAGAATGTTTGGTACAGTATACCAAGGAGCTACAACAGCTGAAGAATTTATATCAACACTTGGACAATTTTTACCAAAAGACACAAATGGACAACCTTTAATCTATCGTCCAAGTGCTTGGTCTTCAACCGTTTCTAGTTCTTCGTTTCCTGCCATAGAAACTATAAAAGCAGATCTTCAAACAAAAGATAAAGATAGTGTTGAATATAGAAAAGCACTAGCTGCTTTTGCGCTTCTTCCAAAAGTATGGCGAATTCAAATAATGAATTCAACTAAAGAAGATGTTCTACTTAAAGAAGTAGATTCAGCGTTAACAGAAAATACAGAAGCAAACCTAACTACTGTTTTATCTATTGCTTCTAGGAATGGTTACAGTTATCAAGCTATTGATAGTGCAAATGAAGCAGCAACAAGAGTTATAAATAATACATTCCTTACCAGTGGTGATTTTATGGCACCAAGAGAAAACGAAACCGATATACAAATGAAACATAGAATTCTTGTTGTAAATGCTTTAATAGAAGAACTTAAAAAAGGTTCAGCAGCTTCTACTGGTTTTGTATTTAAAGATAATCTTGAATTATATAAAACAGCTGAAAGTAAAATAAGAGATTCTTTTAAGTATATGTTAGAACGATCTGTTAAATACTACGAATTATATAGAAACGATAGACCAGAAACAGCTTTAAATCTAGCTATACAAGATGCTATTAAAGACTTTACTTCTTATAAAGTTGTTAGACCCCAAGGTATTGTATCTAGGGGTAATGTTAAAGCTGATTATGTTGGGGCTATAGATGGTTCTCGTATAGCTCCAGACGGTTTAATTTCTGGTGCAAGACTACACCCTGGTCAACCAAATAACTCAGCTGTATTAAATCAAGATATTGTTCAGTTTGTTACAGATAGAACCAACGCACCAGTTAATGGTACTGCTATTCCTACAGGTAAAAAAGATTCCTTTTTACCAACCTTTGGTGTTAGTGATAATGTTATTTTAGCAAATAACAAAAACAATAAAGACCAAGTATTTGCAGATATGGTTATTACTTCTCAAAACAGAAATAGCGGAATCAGTCTAAGCACAAGAAGACAACTGATGAGAATGCGTTTTGAAGAAAAAGATTTTAATGAAGCAAATGAAAAAGCTTTATATTCTGAATTAATAAACGCAACAAAAGTAGGAAGCGCAACAACAACAAGACGAGATGTTTTGGTTTCTGCGGCTGTTCTAAAAGAAATAGAACTAGCTATGCAAACGCCCTCAGAAGCATTAGATACTTTTGAAGAAGTTCTTGCTTTTGCTCAAACAAAAGCAGATCAAATTAGGGTTGCTTTAAAAGATTCCAAAGATTCTCCAACAGCAGATTCTCCTTATACAGTTCAATTTACCTCTGGTGGTTTAACTAAAAAAGAAAATGGAGAACTAGAACAAACCTATAGTTTAGAGTTACTGAAAAAAGAACCAGATGGTAGCTATAGACGAATGTCTAACCTACAAGAAGGTTTGGAATCAGCGTCATTTCCTAACTATACAATGCGTGGTAACTCAACTAATATTGAGGTTTTAAGTTCAGTTGGAGATGTAAATCTATATACAAAGCCAACTCAAAATCTAGAAAGAGATATTCAAGCTTTATACGATAAAGGTTTATTGGTAGGGGATTTTAAATATAGAATTTTAACTGGTTGGACAGATATGGAAGATCCGTTTGAAGAAATTAAAGCTAGAACAAACTTTGAAGGGTCTATTACAGACGGAAAAACTATACCCGTTATTTATATAAAGCAAGACCCACAAACAAAAAAAATTACTATACAAAGAAAATTTGAACAAGGATCACCTTTATCTATGTGGGAAACAACTAAAAGTTTATTCTATAATGAATTAAATTATTTAGGTGATGCTCAAATTCGTTCATTAAAAAACACCCCACAGTTTACAGAAGAAGAAAGTTTACTTAAAGAAGAAAAAGTAACACCACCAGTAACATTACCAGTAACACCAACAGTAACACCAGTAAAGCAAGAAAAACTATCTGAAAGAACACTGGCTTGGAATCGTAGTGTTAGTAATCTAGCAAGAGGAGTGGATTATCAAAGACCTTGGCAAACTGCATTTAGATCTCCAAGAGAGGGAAAGCTAACTGTTCTAGATCCTAATACATCTATTGAAAGCGGATTACCATTTCCTGATCTTCCTATTAGTGATAATAATAAACCAAATTATTACATTTCTTATGATAAGAAACAAGAACTTTACTTTGTTATTCCAGACCCGTATAAGATCGAACCAAAGTATAATGAAAAGTCAAAACATATAGGAGCATTTGTAAATAGAGAAGACGCACAGTTCTATTTAAGAAAACTTCAAACCTTTATGGAATCTTCTAGTAACACAAATGAGGTTTTAAAATCTTCGGTTGAAAGACCACAAACTTCACCTCTTGGAGTAACTAGATCTGAAGTTCCATTTATGCTTTATGATGTAAAATCAGCAAGAGATTATTATGAAAGTATTTATGGTCCTGAAGTAACAAACGAGCTTTTTAGACAAGCTTCAGAACAACAAGCAGGAAACCAAGATAGGTTTATTAATGGTATTCCAATTAGAAGTAGGTTCCCAGATTTTAATTCTTGGTATACAGCTAAAGAAGAAACCGCTGATAAAAGACTTTTTGAAAAATATAATATAGTAAAACCAGAATATCCTACTAGTACGAGCAAGGATTATGAAAATCCAGAAAGTATACAAGCTCATAAAGAAAGAGTAAAAAGATATGATTCTGATTTTGATAAATATTATTCAGCTCGTAGTGCAGAGTTTGCTCTTATGTCAGAAGAAGAAAAACAAATAACACTTCCTACCGATGTTTCTAACATACCAAATTACAATACTGCAGATATGACAGCTCAAATATGGGAATCAGAATATAAAGGAGATAGTGTAAAAGCCGATCCAATATATTATGAAGATAGTGCATGGGCATTACAAACACAAAACGAAGAAACAGGAAAACCAGAAGTTTACTTTTCTAATAAATTATTAAAAGA